ACGGGAGAATGGCAGCCTGATGGAATTCATGGGCATGGTGCAGCCGATGATTCAACTCTACCCGGACGCGGTTGATGCGCTCGACATGCCTACCATCGTTCGTGAATCCGCCAGGAATGGGGGGCTGCCAGAAAGCTGGATCCGCTCGCAAAAGGCGATCAACGAAATTCAAGCCGCGCGGGCTGAGCAGCGGGCGCAGCAACAACAAGCGGCCCAGATGGAAAGCGCGGCCAACGTCGTGCAGAAGGTGGGCAATGCTCCGGCAGACGTGCGGCAAAACCTTGGCCAGATGATGCAACAAGCATGAGCATTCTCACCGACAAGCAAGCACTGGCACAAGCGAGCCAGGACCAGCGACGCAAGGATCAAGACCGGCTCTGTCAGCTTGCCGTTGAATTATTCGACAGCGAGTCTGGGCGCGAACTGCTCAAGCACCTGGTTGAACGCTTTGATCTGCTAGGTCGCACATTCCTAGCGACTGACCGCGGAGAGGTGAATGCTCTGCGCGCAGCGGTGCGGGATGGTGAGCGTGCAGTGGTGAGCCATTTGCTTCGCATGATCCGCAAGGCTAAGTCGGATTTTGATTTTCCATTATGAGTGAACTAACACCCGACGCGGCGCTACCAGCCGCAACCCCAATGCCAGCTGCCGCCCCGAGTCAGGGCGGATTCATGGGTGGCGCATCAACCCCTGCAGCGAGTGCAACCCCGGCTGCCCCACCACCGAGCAACTTCTTTGGCGACCATGTCCAGAAGGGCGGGCAATTCAACGAGGGATGGACGGAAAACCTGCGGGCTGCGGGATTTGAGCGCCTGGCGACCAAGGCAGCGACTGCCAAGGATGAAGCCACCTTGTTCCGCATGATGGATGACACGCTGGGATTTGTGGGTAAAAAGGCCACGGGCGTTAGTTATCCGAAAGAGGGTGCTAGCGACGATGACATTGCAGCATTCCGCCGCGATGCCGGGGTGCCGGAGAGCCTGGACGGCTATCTCCTGAAGCCTGACAAGCTGCCCGATGGAGTGGATTGGAACGATGCGGCAATGCAGCCGTATGCCGAGATTTTTCACAAGCATCACATTCCCGCGGCTGCGGCTCAGGAATTGATTTCAAAACACCTCGAGGGTGTGGCCGGCCAGTCGAATCAGTCGTTGGAAGCTGCCCAGGCAAAGGTGGCTCAGCTGTCCCAGGAATCAGTGGCAATCTTCCAAAAGGAATGGGGCGATAACTATGATGCCAGGCTGGAACAAAACCGTGCCTTTGTGCAGTCGCGCTTTTCTCCAGAGGATCTCGCAGATCCTGCGATGCAAGCGGCGATGTCTAACCCCAAAGTCGTTCGTGTTATCGATGAGGCACGCCGTGCGCTGCGTGAAGCACCGCTGCCGGGCGTAGGCCAGGAGGTTGCGACCGGCAGTCACTCGCCACGCCAGCAGGCGGTTGAGATCATGAAGGCGAATCCACGGTGGCGCAATGATCCCGAATCATTCAAGCGAGTCACCGAGCTCTATGCGCTGGATGACGCGCAGTCGAAGCGTCGAGGGAAATAGAGTTTTTCCGTTGGTATGTAGGTACGCCCGTCTTCGGTTTGATTCCGGGGGCGGGCGTTTGTTTTCCCAGCTGGGAAGTAGAATTGGAGATGAGGGATTTCACAGGATGCAGCGTGCTCTGAAGGACACCTGCTACGGCAGCCCGGTGATGAGTGCCACGTTCGGCAACGGACGGAGGCGACCCGCAATTTGGCGGACACTCGCAAACGCTAGTGCAACTCAAATTCAAACTCCAAATCACCAAATACTATGGCTACTTATGCATCTGGAATCCCTGATTCCTTCCCAAACTTGTACAGTGACGAGTGGAAACTCGGCATGCAACAACTCGGCTCTCGTCTCGAGAGTTACGTCAACACCGAAACCGTCCAAGGCGATGGCAAGCGGTTCCAAATCCTGAAACCGGCTGACGCCAACACGGTAGCTGGAAGCAGTGGTAGCCTAGTTGCCACTACGGTAGCTGCGCCACTGGTGGAACACCGCTGGCTTAAGGTGGCGTTCAAGGACTCCGCGCATTTCATCGACCGCCGTGATGCGATCCAACTCGGATCGATTGGTTCACCTCACTCGCAGATCCTTCGTCAGCAACTTGCTGCCGCAGGTCGTGACCGCGACAAGGTGCTCATCGATGGGATCCGCGGATCCGTGCAAACTGGTAAAGCTGGTGCAACTTCGGTCGCCCTTCCCACAACCCAGTCGGTTGCTTACAACTATGTGCGGTCGGGATCAGCTACGGCGAGTTCGCTGACCTTTGACAAATTGCTCGAAATCATCCGCAAGTTTGGCGTTGCCGACGTGACCGGACAAGATGTCGAGAGTCAAAGCGATGTGACCTTGATCATCTCGCACAACGAGATTCCAGCGCTGCTCAGCGAAACGAAGTTCACCAGCTCTGACTTCCAGGCACTGCGTGGGCTCAATAGCGGAGCGATTGTCAACCTCATGGGCATGGCGATCAAGGCGGTCAACCCTGCGCTTCTGCCGACGTCCGGCACCGGTGCATCGGCTTATCGTTCGTGCTACGCCTTCGCCCGCTCGGCAGTGGTCTTCGGCATTGCCGAGAACCCACAAGCCTGGGTCGATGAACTGCCAAACTACCGTCACGACGTGCAGCTTCGCACTGAGTGGGGCTGGGGTGCGACTCGTCTCTATGACGAAGGCGTGCTCGAAGTGCAGTGCTCGACCGTTGGTCAGTAATTCAACCTTGGCTCGGCCCTGGGAAACTGGGGCCGGGCTTTTCTCACTTTTATTTTTGGCGCAGCCCGGCTGCTCGATTTTTACCGCATGACCACCAACACCGACCTCGCCAACCACGCTCTGTCCATGCTCGGCGAAATGCCGATTGGCAGCATCGATGACGTGACCAGCAAGCCTGCCAGGCTTTGCAAGCAGTTCGCGGATTCGGCGATTGCGGAGGTGCTTTGCCTGGGACGTTGGAACCGCGCCACGCAGCGCGCCACGTTGGCTCAGGTGTTGCCGGCCCCAGTGACCGGATTTACATTTTACTATCAACTGCCGTCCGATTGCCTGCGGGTGCTCGAGGTGAATGGCGAAGAATGGGGAACCTCTGATGAGAGTTTCCAGCTTGAAGGATCAAAGCTCGCGAGTGACGCGACAACCTGCGTGATCCGCTACATCTCCCAGGTGCCGATTGGTACGTTGGGTGTCCTGGTGCAGCAGGCGATTGCGTGCCGCCTGGCATCAAAGCTGGCAATCCCTCTCCAGGGAAGCGCCGAGAAGGCTGGCCAGGTTGATGTGAGTTTCCGCCGGGCGCTCGGTGAAGCCCGGTTGATCGATGCGCACGAATGTGGCAGCCGGGAGAATGCTCCATGGTCCCGCATTTTCGGGCGTTCGCGGCTCATCATGGCCCGTCTCAACTCAACTCGTGGAGGTCGCCTATGAGTGAGGTGTTGGATCGCCGGGTATCATTCAACGCGGGGGAAATTTCTCCGTGGCTGGATCCTCGAATCGACATGGACAAATATCGGATGGCGTGCCGCACGATGCAGAACATGCGCGGCACGATCTATGGCGGTGCCTTTCGCCGGCCTGGGTTGGAATACATTGGATCGGCAATTTCTGGCAGCTCGGCGTCACGGTTGGTTTCATTCATTGTCAATTCGACGACTCAGTACTTGGTGGAGTTTTCCAATCTGGCGCTGCAGATCTGGAGTGCGGATAGCCTTGCGGTGGTCGCGTCTGGTATCGTGACGCCGTACTTGGCAAGCGAGCTCGACCAGCTGCAGTTCGCACAGCAAAACGACGTGCTCATGATCGCGCATCCGGCGCATCCGCCGATGGCGCTTTCCCGTTACTCCTCCACGGCATTTAGCCTGCAGACTCTCGAGCAAAGCTGGGGTCCATTCCTGGATGAGAACATCACTGCCACTACGTTGACCACGACAAGTGCGCGGTATCGCGACTATTTTAATAACACTCTATTCGATACGGTAGCCGTTCCAATGCAATGGAGCTCGAGCGGCAATTCGAATAACTTTGCGGTCGGTACGATTGTTGCCGTTGGATCGCGTTATTTTGCCTGCGCGAAGCCGATCACATCGAGCGAATCCGCATCAATGCGCGCGAACGTGATCGCACCCCTGACTGGGAGTGACTGGAAAACCTGGTGGGTGGAGACAAACTTAGCCATTGCAGGGGTAACGAGTCCAACGGTGAATGCCGGTGAGCTGGTGAATCTTACATCATCGACCAGTGGTCTGTTCACTCAAGACCACGTTGGCACCAAGTGGTTGGTATCGCAGCGCCGCAGTGACCTGGTAAAAAAAATCACGCTGCGAACGACTGGTTATGAGACCAGCGATGCCATTTATACTCTGGGTGCCTGGTCAATCCTGGTGCGGGCTGATACGTCAGGGACTGGCAACTGGTCGGTATCGCTTTTAGTCGAACGTTCCAGCGATGGGATCACCTGGGAAAGCTATTTGCCGGTACAATCGTCGATCGGCAGCGTGCAGCAGCTGGTTACGGGTAATGAAACCGACCCCGTTTTTTTGCGGGTGAAGCAGCTTTCATACACTGGAGTGAGTGCCGGAGGTACTGCTCCAACGCTGCCAACTAATTTCATAGCAGAGCTCGAGGTCACCAATCCGAATCAGGCTGGGGTGGTAAAGATTGTCGCGGTGCAAAGCCCGAGTGCCACACGCACCGGGGCGAATTTGAAGGTTACGTTGACTACTGGTGGTGCCATTTCCATCGCCGGCGATAGTGCAGGTAGCACGTACACCTCGGGAGCAGGTTATTTGGCAATTCCGAAATTCACTCTGACTGGTGGAACATTGGCATCACCAGGAGGACGAGTTGCCAAAATCTATCTGACGATTTCGGGCGGGAAAGTCCAGTGGGGGGTGGTCGATGAAGGGAATTATTCAGCAGCGCCAACGATCACCATTGATCCCCCGTCGGATGCAGTCGGAATGGTCATCACGCCATTGTATTCAGGCGATGCAACAACGCGTTGGCAGGCTCCAGTCTGGAATCCAACCAATGGCTATCCGCGGGCGATTACGATCCACGATGGTCGTTTGTGGTTTGGAGGATCCACGGCCAAACCCACCACGCTCTGGGGTTCCGCGGTTGATGACTATGGCAATTTTCGAACGGGTGCCGAGGATGACCGGGCGCTCATTTACCGCATCCTGGCGGATGAATCGAGTTCGATTGAATGGTTGGTTTCACAGGAGCTATTGATCATCGGCACCTCTTCCGGGGAGTGGGTGTACGGCCAAAAGCTCGGCGAGGATATTTCCAAGCTACGCCGCAACACGTCATTTGGATCTGCCTCCATTCAGGCGCGCATGATCAATGATGCGTTGGTATTCATTCAGCGATCGAAGCGTAAGCTGCGAGAGTATGCGTATGCAGCGGACAAGGACGGCTACAATGCGGTCGACCTGAACATGCTCGCGGAGCACCTGGGCGATGCGTCGTTCAAGCAGCTGGCAATTCAGCGCAACCCCGAGGCGATTGTGTGGATTGTGACTGACCGCGGTGACCTACTGGCGCTTACCTATGAACGCGGCCAGGCGGTGACCGGCTGGTCCAGGCACCTGACGGATGGGATTTTCGAGTCGGTCGCAGTGGTCCTCGGATCTGGTGAGGATGACCAGGTGTGGGTGAGCGTGAAGCGCACGGTGGCTGGAGCGACGGTGCGATACATCGAACGTTTCCAGGCCGATACGATTCGCAAGCTCAAGGATGGGCATCATGCTACGGCCGTTTATCTCGACAGCGCCAAAACGGTGACGCCGGTGAGCAAGGTTTGTTCTGGGCTCATCCACTTGCAGGGCAAGACGGTTTCAATTCTGGCAGATGGCATGGTGCACCGCGACCTGGTCGTGAGTTCCACTGGCACGGTTACCTTGGATGCAGCTGCTTCGTCCGCCATCATTGGTTTACCATACTCGAGCATCATTGAGCCGACGTACCTGGAGACGATGGATCCAAACAGCCTGAGCAAGCTGGGGAAGAAGCGCCTGACGCGTGCGACCCTCGAGGTCTGGAAGACGATCGGCGGGGAGATTTCCAGCGATAGTGGATCCACCTGGCGTGAGATGCAGATTCGAGGTGAGGACTCGGTGCTAGATGTGGCAGCCACGCCCTTCACCGGGCTGGTGGAAGAGTACGTTGAAAGCAATACCGAGCGCCAGGTGAGTGTCGCCATCCGCCAAACCCAGCCGATTCCGCTCAATGTCATGTCGATGAACCTGCGCTACCGCCTCGAGCTATGAACGAGCTAACCATTCCAAAAACGATTGATGAGTTGGAAGCCGCGATGGTCGAGCTGCCACCTGCCACCGCGCCAGTGGTCCATCGATTTACGCCAGGGCTCTACATTCGCGAATGCCAGGTCACGGCGGGCACATTGCTGACCAGCATGCGCCACCTCACCGAGCATCCGTTTGTGTTGTCCAAGGGTCGGCTACGGATGATTTCGGAAACCGAGGGCAATGCCATCATTGAAGCGCCATTCACCGGCATCACTCCGGCCGGCACGCGGCGGGTGGTGTATGCCGAAACTGATGCAGTTTTCACCACCTTTCACGTCACCGATGAAACGGACGTGGCCAAGATTGGTGAAGCGATTTTGGAGCCAATTCACAATCCGTTGCTTGGAGACAATCACCCGGCGCTCAATCAGTGGAAACAATCTAACCCCATTCTCGAATCATGAGCTTTATCAACGTCGCAGTGGTTGCCAGCGTCATTGGCACGGTCACCAGTGTCAAAGGACAAATGGATGCCGCCAATGCCGCGGAAGCCACTGGCAAGTACAACGCTCAAATCCAGCGGGATGAGGCCGTGCGGCAGACGAATGTGGCTGCCGAGAATGCCCGTCGGAAGGAGCGGGAGAATGCTGGGATCATTGGTCGCCAACGCGCGGCCATGGCTCAGAGCGGGATGGCGATGGAGGGTACGCCGCTGGCGATCCTTGGGGAAACCTCGATGATGCTGAACCGCGACATTCTCGACATTGGCTACGAGGCCAAGAACAAGACTCGCTCGCTGCAAGCCGCGGCCAACATGTCAATCTGGGAAGGGAAAACCCAGGCGAGCGTCATGCGCACTCAGGCAGTGGCGACCGGGCTCAAGGGAATTGCAAGTGTTGCCTCCGGGTTTGCGGGTGCGACCGGCAGTAGCCCAGGTGCCACCAATCTCAAAAGTTACTCAGCAGGATCCTAACGTATGCCACTACCACCCACTCGCTACATTGATGCCGGCCCCGGCGTGCCGCTTGCCAAACCTGGAGTTGCCATGGCCCAGGGAGAGGCGATGGCACGCATGGGAGAAACCATCTCTCAAATCGGCGATAAGGGGTTTGAGATTGCTGAGCGCGCTCGCAAGTTTGAGGAGGCCGGCAAGACCGCGGAGTTCTTCCGGCAGCGCAATGAAGAAGCCTCGAAGTTTTCCAATGAGCTACTGACCCGCAGCGATACCAACAACTGGGGAAAAGACTTCGAGGAGAAAGCGAGCAGCTGGAATGATGGATTGCAAAACCTTGGGTTGTCGCCTGCAGGGCTAGAGCGCGCCAAGAGCGAGCTCGCCGATTGGTCGAGTCGTCAGAAGATTCATTTTGAAACTCAGGCCGCGGTAAAGTCCGTGGAGATGGGGCAGATGCACGTCAACAATGCGATCGAGCAGTCACTTGACCAGGGCGACCGGGAAGGTGCGGTGCGTGCCATGCGAATTGCCTCTGCCGGTGGCATGATCAATCCCGCTCAGGAGGAGAAGCTGAACATGCACATCAATGAGAAGATGTATGCCTTCGATGCAAATCAGCACGTTGACCAGGATCCTCAGTCGTTCCTGGCTGAAAGTGAGAAGATCGATCAGTACCTCAAAGCGAATCTAGGAGCGAGCTATGACTTGGTGAATCAGTTCCGCTCGCGAGCGACTGCCAAGCTGAGGGAAAACACCATCAACACCATCAACGCAGCCCAGGATGATGCGGTGCGTGGCATGACGATCGACCAGATCGAGACCAAATACAGCGCCAAGTTGCGGCCGGAGGAAATCAACAGCGTCCAAAAGTTTGCGCTCGAATATCAGAGCGACCGGGCACGGATTGCTCGGGCGGATCCGAATAATCAGGCACTGGTGGCCGGCGAGCTTACGCGGCTGATTGACGGCTATGTGCCTGACCTTAGCCAGCCGGTGGACATGAATGGCGTGGAGATCAGCCAGACGCTGCTCAACCTGCCAGAGGGCCCATTGCGGAAGGCATTTGAGGACAAGTTCAAAGCCAAGCAAGCGGCGCTCGATTACGAGGCCAAGATGCCGATTGATCAGGCGCTCAAGTCACTGGATGAGGTAGCCAAGAATGGTGGCTTGGTAAAACTCCCGGACGCGACCGATCCACCGATCCTCACGCAGAAAATGATCAACGATGGATTTCTCAAGAATCCAGACAAGCTCAAGTCGCTGCGTTTTTCCGATGAACAGATTGCGCTGATCAATGAGAAGACTGGTGCAAATAAAAAGGAGGAGCCAAGCAACGCGATCCGGGAGGAGAGGTTCAAGCGCCTATGGGAAAGCCGGGCGGATAAGACCGCATCAAATGATTCCCTGGCACAGGCGACCGCGGAGGCCATCGTGAACATGAAGCCGACCGTTGATTGGAGTACTCCTGAGGCGAACAAGGCTCGAACGGCTGGCCAAATCAAATACGATCAGACGTTGGGAATGGCCAAGGTCAAGCTGATGGATTGGTACAAAAGCAATCTAGAAGCGAGCTCGCAGCAGATCGAGGAGAAGGTGCGCGAGATCGCTGGTGAGCAGGCGCGGAAAGCATTTCACGAATCTAACGTACCACCCAAGCCAACGCGCAAAATCGATCCTTCGACTAGTCAGGTGCCCACGGGCACTCGGACCACCGCATATGGTTATCCAGGGGATCCGACGCCCGATCGCCTATCAAAAAAGGGCATTGCGTCATTTACCACTCATGAAGATGCCATGGGTTCTCGGGACGCTCCGACTCGTTTGCGTGCCGGGGACATTGCAGTTTCGCCCGACGTGGAAGAGCGGCTGCGTGCCGCCGGGGTAAAGCCGCGGGAGATGATCACGGTGAAGCTGTCGGATGGCAGTAGCCATCAAGGCCGGTGGATGGACCGGACTGCGGACTACCTCAAGGGGCGTCTTGATATTTACTCGCCCTCGGGCGTTCCGAAGAACGACGGCACCGAAGTCGTTGGCTGGTCGATTTAACTTTTAACAATCCAATCTCATGTCACTCACTCTTGATTCTAACGGTCAGATGACCGCCGCAGATCCGCAGCCGCTCGAGCCTACGCCCGTTGGCATTCCGCAAAGCGACTCTTTTGATATGTCAAAAGCCTTTGGGGTAAATCCCTGGGATGCGGAGGAGGAAGCATATCAGAAATCCGTTCAGGAGTGGCGCAAGACGAGCCGGCAGAAAATCGACCAGGCAGCGCTTGATCCCGAGAGTTATTACAAGGACCAGGATCTTAGCTGGGCCAAGACTCCGCAAGAAGGTCAGATCCAGGCGACGAACGATGCATTCTTGAACTTGGACAATGATGGTGAGCCGATCGATCCGAGCCCACTGGGTCGCCACCTGGCGATGGCAGTTTCCGCGGAGCGAAATTTTGGTGGTCGCGGGGCCGAGAGCGAGGAGGCATTTCATGCGGAAATTGTGAAAGATGCGCAGCGGCGTGACCGGACGCGGATTGCGATTGAAATGGTGACGGGGCAGGCAGCGACATCGGCGGCATTAGCCCTCACCAAACCATCAAATCCACGTGCGGATTGGGCGATCATTCGCGATGAAGTCCGCAAGATGCCTGGTTATTCTGAGGAATTGGATGCAGACCTGCACGAGGTGTATTACCAGGCAGAAAGCGCCGCTCGTGCCGCCATTGCTCCTTACAAGGACGAGGTGACCGAGCTCTGGAAATCTTGGCAGGACGCGTCGGGTGCCGGCAAGTTCGTGGGAATTGCTGCGGGATTGGTCAACGATGGGTTAGACTATGATGGTCAAACGAAAGCTGCCATCGATCAAAAGTCGACGCGGCGGACGGCATTCGAAATTTACGACAAGCTCAAGCCGGAAGAGCGAGATGGGTTCATGCAAGCCATCGCCGTAATGGCGTCAGGCGTGCCCAAGGAGGAGCATCCAAAGTTTTTTGCAAACATCGCCAAGCAGAGCGGTCGCGACATCGAGACGTTGGCTCAGAACGCAAAGACCAACATTGTGGATTTGGTTTTGGATCCTCGTGGCTGGGATACAAGCGCGCAAGTGGATGGACCTACGGAATATCGTCGCAAGGCGGATTTCGTGCAAAAGTTGCAGAACATTCGAGAAGGTCAGTTTGACCCGGTGAAGAAAGTTTCTGATGGCTGGTGGGGTCAGCTCGGCGAAACGATGGCCTACGGTACGGCGGGCGCTTTAACGACTTCGCTGATGGCATCGAATCCCTATTCGGCGGTGGTGCTGTTTTCGAGTCTCAAGGAAAGCCATTATCAAAGTCTGCTGCAGGCTCAAACTGAGGCTGGGATAAATTATAAGGATGCATCGGATTTTGCAGGCCAAGCATCATTCTTTGGAGCGGCGCTCGAGACTGGATCTGAAATGCTAGGATCCCATCTTCTGAGAGGGCAGTTGCCATTTTTCGACAAGGCGCTTACCGGCGTCATGGACCGAATAAAGAATCCGATCCTACGCGGAGCCACGCGGTTTGTGGCGGGTGGTACGGAGTCAGGGCTGCAGGAAATTGGGCAGAATTACATTGATGTTGGGGTGCGTGAGATCGCAGCGGCATTTGGTCATGACACCGGCGAGATCATCATGCCAAACGCGCAGGAGAATATCGAGGCGTTTGCGATGGTGATGCCACTTGCGTTGATGGGGATTCCTGGCGCTGCCGGCCGCGATGCCCGAGTGAAGGTATTTGCGGGTGCCACTGATCTGCAGATGGCAGCGGCGGGTTACTCGGTGGAATCGACGCAGCAAATCCGGGCTGGCATTGCCAAGGGCTTGGATTCGGGTGCGGCTGCGATTGATGCCCAGGAGCGCATGCCAGAATCCCCGGAGGCGGTGGCTGCCCAGGCTGAGCTAAACCGGCAGATCGAGGCGCAGCGCCTGGCAATGGAACGGGCGGCAACGCTTGGTTTTGCATTCCCAAAAATCATTGCCCGGCCAGACGGGATGTTTGCCGTGCATGATGGGGAAACCGGTGAGGAAATCGCCAGGGGTAAAAACCTCACCGAGGTGCAGCAGATCATCAGTAGCCATACCGCGGCGCTGGATAACATGCGGGCCGATCACATCGCCGAGATGGGAACAATGCTGCTCAGTGGGCAAATCCTTGCCAAGGCCACGGGTGACGAGAACGTGTTTGATCTCGGGAAACTTTACACGCTTAGCGAAGCCGCTGCAACGAGCCCACAGGCGGCTGAACGAATTGCGGAGGAACTGAAGCTGCACGAGGAGGCTGGTGGCGGCACGGGCGAAATGACCTTGCATGTTCTTGGTCAGCATACTTCTGAGATTCGTGATGGTTTGCGTCAGGATGTGAATACCATTTTTGCTGGTGGCCACCTTGGCACGCTGCTCGAGGAGACGATTCACGGCAAATGGCGCGCTGCACGGGCCAAGGGATTGATCAGCCGGGAAGAGGATATTGCGCTGCTGCGTGCTTTTGACGAGGTGTTATCCAAGCGCAAGGATAGCGAGTCGGTACGATTCATCCCAGAGGGGATGGCGGATGCTGACGTGACTGATGTCCGAATTGAGGAGGCGATTGGCCAGCTTGCGCAGATGGAAATCTTCCGAACTGCGAAAGATGGAAAGAACAAGTTTAACCTGCCGCGGGCGGTGGTATCGGCCCACATTGGTGCTGTCGGCCAGATCACCGGCCAGAAGACTGCGTTCAAGCTGAAGTCCTTTATGGAGGCGCTGCGTGCGCGCATGGGGATCGTGATGTCCCGCGTGGCTGCCATGAAGCAGGCGGAGAAGAATGGCGAGTTCGACCGGGGAAACTATGATGCCTACCTGGCAAAGCTGATGGGCGTAGATCAGCAGGATGAGCATGATACCGCGGTCCGCCAGCAGGCCGGTGAATTGCTAGGCATCCCTGAAGGTGATCCGTTTTCCATTGGCCAAGCCATTCCGACGAGGATTGGGAATAGCTCGGTCACGGCCAATGGCAGCACTCAAGTGTTCAATGGCACGGATGGATCCACGGTGATTGGGCCGGCGGCATTCTCGATTGGTGCATTTCATGGCACGCCGCACGATGTCGATCAGTTCAGTCTGGACAAGATCGGAACCGGCGAAGGTGCGCAGGCGTATGGCTGGGGCTTGTATTTTGCAAAGGCGAAAGCCGTGGCCAAGGGATACATGAAGGCTGGTCGTAGCTTGGGGGTCATTAAAGACAGCGATGGGAAGTGGTGGGTTACGGATGGACCCAAAGCGATCAATGGCCCATTTGATTCATCGAAAGAAGCTCAGCAGCTAGCAGATTCCCCAAGCGGCAATCTTTACACTGTCGAACTTAATGTAGATCAAGGTGAATTGATTGATTGGGAAAAACCACTGGCAGAACAGAGCGAATTCGTAAAGGCAGCGATTGCATCGATCAAAATTGACCAGCCTCTATGGGAAGAAACCAAGGCGAGGACTGACTTAGATGGAAGAAATTTGGTCAAGTTTTTGGCAGCAGCATTCCCAGATAAAGAATTTTCTCCAGATGGGATTGGAAGCCAGGAAAGAGCATCACGGGTGCTTCATGGCGTAGGTATTCAAGGCATTCGCTATTTTGATGGAAACAGCAGGAATCGACCTATCCAGGAGATCAAAGAACAATTCCTTTCCGTTCTTCCTGAAGATGCGGAGATCGAGGATGTGAAGACGGCAATTGGCGATGGATCATTTACTTCCGATCAGGAAAGGTTCTTGAGTGCATTGGAGGCAGATGACTGGCTTGGATTTGAGTATCCAGCCCAGGCAATTTCAGCCGCGCTCAGCGACAAGATTCGCAACTGGGAGCCAAGCCAAGAATTGCTCGCGAGCATTGAGCCGTTGCGTGGTGACGTTTCTCATAACTATGTGATGTTTGATGATTCCAAGATCAAGATCACCGAGGCGAACGGTAATCCGGTTAATCTTAGCGAACCCGCATTTTCGATTGGGCGTTCATTCCCTGTATCACTGGCTGATAGCATTGTGGCACACGACTTGGGTGCAACAGCTAATCATCCAGACTACACTGCAGCGAAGGGTGGCGATTCCGTTGCGGCGCTGCGACTAGCCAAGGATCTCGTGACTCCCGAAATAATTGAAAAAGTTCGCGCATCCATTGGCGGCCGCAAGCCGTTGATCGTGCCAGTGCTGGCGATTGAGGAATCTGGCCGCAATCGGATTCCTCTAGCGGTAGCTAAAGCTCTCGGCAAATCGCTCTGGCTCGATGTTGATGCAGAGATTATCCAGTCGGTACGAGCATACAGGGGAGGAAAAACCGGATTAGATCGGATATTTTCTCAGCCAACCTTTGATGGCCAGGTAAAGGCAGGCCAGTCTTATTTCTTGGTAGATGACACGCTTACCCAAGGCGGCACATTTGCTGCCTTGGCGGATCACATCCGCAGCAGTGGCGGTGAGGTAATCGGGAGTCTTGCGTTGACCGGAAAGCAATACAGCGCTAAGCTAAATCTCAGTGAAGACTTACTCGATCAACTCCGAGCCAAATTCAGCGATGTCGAAGATGACTTCCGTCGAGCAACCGGCTACGGATTTGATTACCTCACCGAATCCGAAGCTCGCACCCTCGTCAAATTCAAACCGGCTAACACCGTCCGAGATCGAATCATTGCGGAAGGAGATGCGCGAGGCGGCGGAATGGATGGATCGGGAACTGGCGAAGCAGGATTAAGTGCATTCTCCATTGGAAATGCAGCGCATTCTTTAATTGAGAAAACCTTTCAGGAAGTGGATGCCGGCGGCACCGGCAAAGGCCTTGACGAAGTGCTGCCAGCGATGCATTCTCTTTTTGATGGCACCTTCAAGCAACTCTTCAACAAAGCCGAAGCCGAAGTCAGCCGGAGCAACACCCGTCGCAACGCCGAAAACAGCGCCAAGCTTATCGATATCGCATCTTCCGGCCGACGTGCAGGAGCGTATTCGAACCCGTTACGAGGTGGCGGAGAAAGCACTGGCGAGGTATTGGGCGGAAACGGACTAAGCCAAGGTTCGTTTGCTTTCTCCATTGGCTCATTTCACGAGTCGCTTCTTGACAGGATCGGGGGAGATGAACTACGTTTAGAGCAACCTAAGGTTTCTTATGAAGACAAACGCCAACTCATCTTTGACTTCTCAGCCTCCATCATTGGGCAAGAAGAAGGTGGTGAAACGCAAGCTCCAAGCCGGCGCGATGCCGGACGACTCGCCAGCGTACAAGTGCTTCGTCAAAGGCTTGCCCAGGGAATTGCGGTAAATCTGGAAGTTCGATTTCTCGGGGAAACGATTCAAAGCCAAGACGACCTTGCGACGAAGGCAATGGCACTTCGCAATCCGATGTTTGAGACGTTTTATCTGTTGGCGATGAAGCCACGGACGAAGCGCCACAAAGGCGGTCCAGGCCATCAAGTGGTCAAAGCCATGGCAGTCACAAGCCGGGTGCCATGCTGTGCCCAAGTGTTTGAAGGCGGAAAAACTTTTGTAAATGGCATGGAAGATCATGTCGAGTTTCTGCGCAATGCTGGAGCGACTCATTATGTGTTGATTCACAATCACCCAAGCGGTGATCCAACGCCGTCTGGCGCGGATTTACGCATAACCATGCGTCACGCTCAGGAAATGGAGAATCGAGGGTTTAAGTTGCTGGATCATATTGTCATCAACCACGAAACGTATTCATCAATCGACAGCTACGGCGTGGTGAATTCCAAGATAAAGTTGAAAAATGCCACGGGTGCCGCTGACGGTTTTGCGCCGCAAGCCTCATGGAACTTGGAAGATATTCAGATTTCCTCGCCGGACGAAATTGTTAATCTAGCACAAGCCTTAGAATTATCCAAGGCGGAGAATGACGCGATTGTCGGCATCATGGTCAATGCGAAGTTGAAGGTGGTGGCGACGATGGTTGGCAAAGAATCCGACTTTTTGAGTCTGACACCGCAGGAAATCCAAGATTTCGGACGTGGCCAAGGCGGGACTCACTTATTTTTGCACGCTAAAGCAAGTGACCGAAAAGCGGCGGAAGCGATTCTTAAACGGTTTCAGCCAATGAATCAGAAGTTCATGGTTTCTGAAATGGTGATCGAGGCGTCGGGAGATAACTTGCAGCCGATGAATATTTCAGGAGTGGAAAGCGGAATGTTTACCTATCCAGATGCCAATCAAGGACAACGGTTTTTTGGGGGCGAAAATGCGCAGGGTGAGAGAATCCAAGAAGGTTCTCCCGCTTTCTCGCTAGGTAATGCCAGATTGAGCGACCTGATGGCCGGCGATGCGCTGGCCCGCGTGAAGGATCCAATTCGGCGCGCCCAGGCGATGAGTAAAATCTCGAAGTCATTTAATGCTCTGCGCATCGAAGCGGAGCGATTTGAGTTGTTGGCCGGTGCCAAGCGCACGAAGAAGTCATTGGCGAAGGAGGCAGCGATGCGTGAGGCTCAGCGGACGCAGGAGCTCGAGATGATCGCGTATGGCAACCACTATGGGATTCTGTCCAATGATGACCTGGTAAAGCTCAAGAGCCAGCCAGGCCATGAATACCTTTCTGATCCAGATTCCAATCTACGCGGGCGACTCATGTCCAAGTCCGCGGCGCTCAAGAAACATCCCAACATGTTCCAGCTTCACCGCGCGGGCGACTACGATGGGTCGGATGGAATTTCACGCTCCGTCTTTGGCGGGCAGCTGATGCCTGACCAGGCGGCGCAGGAGATGTACGACAATAATCTGATCAGTGAGCCAACCCCGGACGCGATGTGGGAGCTGCTGATCAAGGAGCAGAACATGGTGGCCAAGATGAAGGAGGCGATGAAGGGGGCGCTTGCGGACATCAAGCAGGCGCGCATTACGGCCCGCGAGGAAACCAATGCTTGGCTTGCCACTCAGACGGTTGCCCAGGAAAATAACTACTCGCCCAAGCAGGAAGTGCTGCGGGCGCTCCGATCCTTGGATGCGATTCTGATGGCGCTTCCACCGGAGATCAGGGGCAGGATCGGTGGTTACACGGCCATTGCTCAGCTGGGATCGGATGAGACGCGCCTGGCCTATCTCCGCGATAAGCTGGCCAAGGCCGACAATGAATTGGAGCGCTGGATGAAGACGCAGTATGACAAGGAGTTTCGCGACCTGCTCAAGCGCACGCGTCCGCAAAAGGATGAGGCTGGTCAGAAGCCGCTCGGAAAAATCGGCGCGGATGTTCATGACCTCTTCCGCTCGGTTGAGGCATCGATGACAATGACCGGACCTGAAGTGGAAGCTGAGGTGTTCCGCCTGGAATCCCTGGCAAGCAATGTGGCTACGACCGCAAAGGATGAGGCGCATTTGACGCTGCAGGCGGGGCTCGTGTCCTTGGCCGGCAACTGGGCCAATGCCGATGCCGCGCGGCGCGAAGCTGCTTTATTGGAAGCAACCCGGATCTTTTTCAGTGGCTACCAGATGCGCACGATTGAATTGTCACGTCAGCGTGAGCGCCTGCGCAATTCTCGCGACTCATTACAACAGGATACCGGCAAGGCGGGCACCGCGGCTGAGCGCGATCAGAAAATCCTGGATGACAATAATCTCAAAGGTGGTTGGAAGAACATCGTCCTTGGCTTGGGTAGTTTTGAGCAGGCAGTGCACTACGTCTTCGGCTCAAAGTCCGCGGAGGGTAATCGCCTGGTGGATCTCGAGCGCGCCGCGGCTTATGCCAAGTCAGATGCGATGCAGGCCAAGTTTGATGCGCTTGATGACTTGTTCCTCCAGCTTGCCGGTAGCCGCTACAAGGCGGAAAAGCTGGCCTGGGAGATGTCCCAGAAAACAATCTCCTGGGCAGGGCGGACCCTCAGCCCAATGGAGGCGATCACCGCAACGCTTATGTGGAGGCAGGAAGACGGCAAGCGCCACATGCTTGGCCATGTCGATGAAAACGGCAATCCCAACGGCTCTTGGCGTTACGAGCAGAAGGACATGGACCAGCTTGAAACCCTGCTCTCGAATGAGGCCAAGGCAATCCGTGCACATTTCATCGATGAATACAGCCGTGAGTACGACCGAATCAACGCGGTGTTTGTGCAGCTTTACGGGGTCAACATGCCACGGCACAAGTTCTATTCTCCTCTCACGGTTGCTCCGGTAAGCGCCGCGGCTGGTCAAGTTTCCGATCCGCTGACCGGCTTCGGCATGTCCAGTGGGTCGATGACTCCAGGCAGCCTGCGCACCCGCTCCCAGGATGCGATTGCTGAGCCACTCTTCAAGGATGCTCACCAGGTCTTCATTGCTCACGCCAAGCAGATGGAACACTTCATTGCCTACGGTGCATTTGGTAAGGAGGCACTGGCATTGGTGAATTCCCGCGATGTCGGGAACTCGATGGAAGCCAAGGCCGGCGACCAGGGCATGAAGGTCATCCGCAACTGGATTGAGGACTTTGCCACCGGCGGCACCCGTGATGCGGGATCGCACCTGGCGCTCAACCAAGGGCTTAACCGGATGGCCGGTCGCGCTGCATCGGCGATTCTTGTCGGGCGTGCCGGGGTCCTGGCAATTCAATCGACTCAGCTGGGTGCGGCCCTTGCAGAAATGCCCACTGCGTCCTACCTCAAGCGGCTGGGTGCGCTGATGACTGGCAACCTCGGCTGGAGACAGGCACTCGCGTCTCCCTACATCCAACGGCGCTTGGCAGAAATGCCGGTGGTGGTTCGCCTGGCAATGGATGGCCTGAAAGCCTCAGAGCCCAACCAGCTGAAACATGCCGTCGCGAAACTTGGCCGGCTTATCGGTGGGGCTGATGCGCTCTTCACCGCGGGATCCTACGCCATGATCTACGACTACCAGCTTGGCCAGGCCAAGAACCTCGGGCTTTCGGGGGCTGCGGCTAGCGCCTATGCTCACCAGGCGGCCGAGCGTGCCACTGATCGGATTGCGCAGCCGACGCGCGTGGGGGCCCGCTCGTTGTTTGAGAACCGAGCTGCAGCCATCATGAAGTTGTCCTGGGCATTTGCCTCGGAAGCTCGTCAGAAGCTGGGGCTCACGGCGTTCACGCTGGCAAGCAAGGATGCCAGCATGGGTGACAAGGCGCGTGCTGTGGCCGTTACTTGGCTGGTTGGAGGGATGATTGCCACTTTGATCCGTACCGCATGGAAGGATGCGCGAGATGGGGATGACGATGACTTGCTTGACGCCAAGAATTGGGATGCCAAGCGGCTAGCGCTCTCGACGCTCACCGGCCCTCTCCAAGGTTTGCCGATCTTGGGTGATTTGATTCAAGGCGCAATCTACAAAGCGACGGGCACCTACTCGATTGAGGGAAATATCTTCTCCAGTGTCGGTCAGGCGGCTCAAGCAGTTGGCAGAGTTCCAGATTGGTTTGATGGCACCCGTGATGCCGATGGCGTATTCAAAGACGTGGAAGCGTTATTGTCAGGCTTTGCGGTATCAAATGATACCGTGAGTGCCGCGGCATCGATCAGCCACTTGGCGCGCGACTTGTACGGCGTTGCAAAATCGGTGGTTGGGCAATGATTTCCCACCTGGGAAATATACTCTGGTGGGAAACTGAGACTTTCATGAGTCATGGTTTCATCCACCGAGCCCGTGATTGTGCGACTGACTGCCAATGGCGGGGCGACTTACAGCTCTGGCCTTCAGGTCAATAGCGTCTCCGAGCTGCGGCTCTGGGTTACGAATGCTGCCGGCATTGCCACTCTCCAGACCCAGGGTACTCATTACACGGTCTCTCTGATCAACCCGGCATCTGCGGCGATCACGTTTTATGACGGCACGCTGGGAACGACCAATACTCGGCCGGCTGCAGGATCCATCTTAACGATCTTGCGGGTGACGGATCGAAGCCAGAGCTTGGATCTGGTCGCTAATAACCGATTACCAGCACAAGACTTTGAGGCGCAGTTTGATAAACTGACCCGCCTGATCCGCGAGCAGGACGAAACCCGTGTGCCGCTGAGGTTTCATGAGGCTGAACCATCATCGTCAGTCACCACTTTGCCATTGCCGGCCAGCCGAAGCAACTGCGCGATCTGCTTTGATGCGACCGGAGGCATGGTGATTTTACCACTCTCTAGCCTCGCAGCCCAGACCGTGACAGCGTCCACGGTGCAGACCGCTCTTGCTGCTGATCGATCTGGGGCGCGCACCGCGCTGCTATTGGGCACTGCGGCAACGATGAACTCGTCTGACTTTGCGCCGCCTGTTCATAACCACAGCTATTCTTCGCTCACAGGCATTCCATCTTCCTTTACCCCATCCGCGCATACTCATGCAATTAGCGAGGTGGTCAATCTCCAGGCTGGACTTGATTCCAAAGCATCGATTGCCAACCCCAATTTTACCGGCACTGTCAGCGGCATCACCGCCTCAATGGTTGGGCTTGGCGGTGTAAACAATACCAGCGATGCCGATAAGCCAGTATCGAATGCTCAGCAGGCAGCGTTGAACCTAAAGGCACCTCTTGCATCTCCCGCTCTTACTGGTACGCCAACTGTTCCAACGCCATCAATTACTGACTCATCGACGAAGATCGCAAGCACTGCGTTTGTTAAGGCTCAGAATTACCTGACTTCCGTACCAGTTGCTTCCGTAGCAGGACGCACTGGGGCAGTTACGCTTGGAAGCGCTGACATCACGGATGCGACATCTGCGGCAACGGCCAATACTTTAGTCAAGCGTGGCCCAAATGGTTCAGGGAAATTTGCTGGAAATACGGGTGAAAATGCATTGGAAGCAATGGCGGCTGGCGATGGCTCAGGCGCTATACTCAGCAGTCAGAATGCAACAGGCGCTCAAATCAATTCAGACTCTGGAGACGATGTTGCGGTATTTCAAAACTCTTCGACGATCACTCTTGCCATTGAGCGCGTGCTTGGCGTGTTGAGGTGGATTCAAGGACAATGGTTTGGACGCTTAATACCACCTGTGTTGTCTGACAATCGAGTCTGGCACCTACCTGATGAGGATGGGTATATTGCTTTGCGCTCTGATGGAGTAACTGAAAGCACTCCGACTTCATTTGAAGGATATTTGCGCGCGGATGGCGCTAACATTTATGGAGGGATGTTTGGCACCGCATACGGTGGATCGTCTAATGTCGTCGAGCGAAACGGTGACGGTGCGTCAGTGTGGGATTCCTCTGACTCGTATTCCCCTGCGATCATCGTTTCGAATAGCGGAGATCCAAACGATGGCTCAGGAGATACCATCCACTCCAGTGGTCCAGGCGGGATTTTCTCACAATCAAGCGACAGATATGCCTTCACCGGAAGTGGAGCTAGTGGTGATTTTGCTGCCACCAATCAAGGATTCAGATTCTTTTCACCTGATTCACAATCCGGACGAACCGCAATCTCTCTCGGCTGGAACGATTATGGAGGTGTCGGATTCGTTCAAATCAAAGACTTCGGCCAAATCATTGTGGGTGGGCGAACCTTCAATTGGCCGGTCAATTACGGCGGTACCATCGCGGTCTCTGATTCCAGCCAGACATTTTCTGGATCTCAGACATTTACTGGTCAAGTCGAGTTGACTAACCAGGCTGCAACAAATGCTACAAGTGCTTTGACCCGCGGGATGGGTGATGAGCGATTTGGATCATTCTTAGGCCAACCAATTACCCAGGCATCAAGCTCAGCTTGGGCTGGTATTTCGCTTGGGCTTCTTCCATTTTCCACCCTGAGAACTGATACCTCATCAGTCATTAGTACGTATGGTTCAAATCCTCCAGATATTCGGTTTTTACCTTATTGGGTGCCTTCGACCAGGACGATTACTGGCGCAACTATGAAGATCATTAGTGGCACTAATGCAAGTCAGACAGTTCGCGGAGCAATTTACGATACAGGGCCTGATGGGATGCCGAATAATCGGATAGGATCTCAATTTTCTTTTAGCTGTGCCGCCACTGGATTTGTTACGGCAGCGACTGGATCGATCACCTTGAATAAAGGTTTGTATTGGTTAGCACTTCAAAACAGCGTTGGATCTACAAGCTGGGGTGGAACACTTACTGTTCTTGGTTACGGTGGAGGCGCTTTCGCATTGGTGAATGCCCTATTTGGTACTCAGGTTTCGACTTGGGATACTTATTATGGCGGATCGCTACCATCTGCCGCCGGCAATTCATCGATGCCAGCATTAGGATCTAGTTTTTCAAATAAAAGTATCACTGGCGCAAGTAGCCAGACATTTCCAGCAGTTCTCCTCAAGTAACTATGTACACTACAATAACTCCAGCTCAACGTTCTGCCGCCGAGATCGAGCAGCTTACAATAGATACGCTTTCATTTATTGAGGCACGTTTAATTCAGCTGCATAAGCTCGCTACTGATTCGGCGGTATTTGAGGTTTTTGGCACGCATGCAGTTGGAGCGCTTGGCGCGTATGCAACGTTACTCGATGCACTCAGCACGGTAAATCCATATCATAAAGCGCCAGCGTTTGACTTGCGTATTTATCAGCCTCAGGACGATGGCAGCGTGCTTTACGTTGCGCCTGAGGTCGCTGCAGAGGTAACTCATTCCGAGGATCCTGCCCAGTTTAGTGGGTAAGCTACTAATACAGAACAGCCATGATTGAATTGCCTATTGCCTGGATGCTTGGAACGGTTGGTCTCCTCTCGTCTACCATTGCCACGTTGGCTGCCATCATGTGGCGGTTCCTGGTGTCTCGCCTCGAGGCTCAGGACAAGCTGATTGCGGCCCAGGTGGATACGATTGAAAAATTGCAGTGTGAAGTTGAGCGCATGGCCATTGGCTGCGGAATGGTCGAATGCCATTGGCGGCAACGCCGTTAAAAATCTCCCAAAGTAATATCATCATGAAAGAAATCCTTTTTAGTTACCTCAAACAAGAATCCACCTGGCGCGGCATCATTCAGATTGCGACCGCCGCCGGCATCGCCCTCAATCCAGCCCAGGCAGCGGCTTTAATTGCGATTGGCACGGCGTTGGTTGGGGTGATTAACACGTTCAAAAACCGATAGGCGATGAGCACCCTTGCCGAAGCCATTGCCGCCATTGCCGAATCTCAGGTTGGCATCCGCGAAACCAAAGCAAATGGCGGTCCGCAGATCGCAGCCTATCAGACTGCCACCTGGCTGCCCGTGGGCGCGTGGCCCTGGTGCGCCGCCTTCGTGTGCTGGGTCATTCAACAGGCGATCCAAGGGAGAGTAGTTTCATTTGAGCGTCCGCAAACCGCCGGTGCCTGGGATTTTGAAACATGGTGCCGCGGAGTCGATCAAACCGTAAAGCTCCGCAAACCGACCATGAGCGACGTTCAGCGTGGGGATCTGCTCGTATATCGTTTCAGCCACATTGGCATTGCTACGGGTCCGCCAGATGCCAACGGAGATGTGCCAACCGTGGAGGGCAATACCTTTGGCAGCAGAAGCTCCGCAAGTGGGGATCGAGAGGGCGATGGAGTTTGGAGAAAAACGCGCAATCTGAGTTGTATCCGCAGCCGGATTCGGTTCAGCGGGTGATGCTCAAGCACTGCTTATTCTCGCTATGGCACCTCGATTTCATCGGAACACTGTCGGAACAGTTAGAAAAAAACCTATATGAAATAAGGCTTTTTACCTTATATATTGCAGGTTCGAGTCCTGTTTCCGGCACTTATTTACAGTGAGAATAAGAGGACTTTCATTGATTTATCAATGTTTTCGTTTTGCCTCTTCGAGGTATTCTTGCGCTGTGACCTCATTTTCATCGGAACATATCGGAACAGTTAGAGGTATTAGATTGAACCAGGCTTCGCCCTCTTCTTTGTTTTTTGGATTGTGGTAGTGCTTCTTGAGCATGGCCTCGGAGTT